CTCACCGACGAGCTCCACTACGGCGACATCAACGTGGCCTCCGAGGTCGTCGAGCACCTGGTCGACCCGCACCGCTTCCTGGCGACGCTGCCGGGCGAGTACCTGGTGATCTCCTCGCCCTCGGCCGAGACCGACGAGTGGCACTACATCCACCACGCCTGGGCCTGGGATCTCGACGGCTACAAGGCCCTGGTCGCCGGTGCCGGTTGGCGCATCGTGCGCCACACCGAGTGCGACGGCGGCATCAACTTCCACGGCGGCATCGAGCGCCCGCAGCGCTTCCAGGCCATCTCCGCGGTCCGCCCGTAGACAGCACGAAGGCCCCCTCCCTTAGAGCCGTCGGGGGGAGGGGGCCTTCGCGGGTGAGAGGTTACAGCGAGGCGCGCCAGGTGATCTGCCGGCCGCCGAAGAACGACGGGCTGTAGAGGAGCTCGTACGAGCCCGCCGCGCCGGGATCGTCGAAGCACACCCGGCCCGCGACGTTGCCTCCGGCCGACAGTGCACCGCTGTTCAAGGCCTGGTCGGTCGTCACCGTCGGCCGGCCGATCACGCCCGCCGGGTTCTTGAGCTCCCAGTCGAACAAGTTGAAATTGATCTCGTCGTTGGAGCCGTTCTGGTAGGTCACGCTGGTGCAGACGTGCGTTCCGAGGTACTGCTCACGCACCCGCTCCAGCGGACCCGCGACGATCACCAGCCCGTCGAAGTCGGCTCCCTGGCCAGCCTCGAACACCGCGGGCGCCGAGGGCTGAAACCCCGGCGGCGGGATCGTCGGTGAGATCCCGCCGGCCGGTACCGCGATGCCACCGGTACCGACGGCCGTGCTGACGGCGCTGGCCATCGCCGCGACCGTCGCGATCGAGGCGACCACCGCGATGACCGACAGGACCAGGCCCGCGATCGAGACGCCCTTGTTGTCGGCCCGCTTCTTGGCGACCCGGTTGAGTCCGATCCCGCCGAAGATCGCACCGAGCAGGCCGAGGATCAGGCCGAAGACCCAGCCGATCAGCGGGATGATCGTCAGCACCAGGCCGACGATGCCGAGCACGAGTGCAGTCGTCCCGAGGCCGTTGCGCATGGCCATCTGATGCTGCGGGTGATGCCCCGTCGGGTTGTACGGCATCTGTTGCGTCACTTCTGTCTCCCATCCCTGTCCAACCTGGACGCCCACACATCGCCATCGCGTGTGTGGGCGTTACGAATCACATCGTGGAGTACGACTTGAGAGTGCTCATCACCGGGTCCTCCGGATTCGTCGGCCGGCACCTCTGGAGCGCCTGTGCCGAGCGCGGCGACTACGTCAACCCAGTCGACCTCGTCGATGGCTACGACGCCATGACGGCGTTCGGTCACCACGACCACCCCTACGACCTCGTGCTGCACTGCGCCGCGTACGTGCAGGGCCGCAAGGGCATCGACGGAGCTCGCGCCCACCTGCACGCCTACAACACCAAGCTGGACGCGGCCTGCTTCGACTGGGCACTGCGCAATCGGCCCGGCCGCCTGGTGTACTTCTCCAGCTCCGCGGCCTATCCGGCATGGGATCAGTTCGGTGAGTGCGAGCCCCTGCACGAGGACCAGATCGAGCTCCCCGAGCCCGCCGTGCCCGAGGCCTCCTACGGCCTGGTGAAGCTGCACGGGGAGCAGATGGCCGCCGACGTGCGCGATGCCGGCGTGCCCGTGACGGTGCTGCGTCCGTTCTCGGGCTACGGCGCAGACCAGAGCCTCGACTACCCGTTCCCCAGCTTCATCCAGCGCGCCATCACCCGCCAAGACCCCTTCGAGGTGTGGGGCTCGGGCCAGCAGGCGCGGGACTGGATTCACATCGACGACATCGTCGAAGCCACCCTCGCCGCCGTCGACCACGGCATCGACGGCCCGGTGAATCTGTGCACCGGCCGCGCGACCACCTTCGACGAGCTCGCCCACATGGTCACGCGCATGGCGGGTTACGACCCGCAGATCGTCCACCGCGACGACAAGCCCGCGGGCGTCGATTACCGCGTCGGTGATCCGACGGCAATGCGCGAGTTCTACACGCCCAAGGTCGGCCTCGAAGAGGGCATTGGCCGGGCACTGCTCGGCATTCCAGCCCAGGCATGACAACGGGCCCCTGAGTCGCAGGGGGACATATCGACTCAGGGGCCCGTTGTCGGTCTCCCTACCCCGGGCATTGGGGCAGGGGCGTCTTGTCGGCTACGGCTGTGCGTGGCGGGCGGCTTCGCCCTGCGCGATCGACCTCTCGTCCCGGATGCGCCGGGCCGTGGCCCAGGCGTCGATCCGGGCGCGGATGAGGGTCCACTCGGTGATCCGGGGTGCCGGCCGAGGCTTCGGCCTGCGTGGCGGGTCTGCGAGGACCACCCGCTGCCAGTACTCCGCGATGACTTCGCGCGGCACCGCCTGTCCCGTCGGGGCGGTCGTGAGCAAGCGCAACTTCCCATCCCTTCTCGATCAAGTCCGTGCGTAGCAGCTGAACAACCGACTGTAGTGGAGCGTGTCGTGCCGTGGAAGCCCCAACAACCAGGAGAAGTGCCCACACTGGGTTACGACGTCCTGGATTGGATGACGGAGTACCTCGCCACCCCTGATCGACAGGACTACGAGCCCTTCCAACCCACCATGGAGCAGGCTCAGTTCCTGATCAACTTCTACTCGATCAACCCGCACACTGGACGGCGCAGGTTTCGCCGTGGGGTGATCTCCCGGCCGAAAGGCTGGGGTTGAGGTAAGTCACCGCTACTCTCCGCAATCGCCTGTGCCGAGGCCCTGGCCCCAGTGGTCCCCGCCGGCTGGGACGCCAACGGCCGCCCGGTCGGCAAGCCCTGGGCCGAGGTGAGGACACCCTTAGTCCAGCTTGCTGCCGTCAGCGAAGATCAGACAGCAAATTCCTGGGGCCCGCTGCTGGAAATGCTCCGCGAGGGCCCGGCCTGCCAGGAGTACTGGGGCCTGGAGCCGATGAACTCCTTCGTGAACCTCCCCGGCAAGGGCCGCATTGAATTCGTCACCGCGAATGCGGTATCCCGCGAAGGTAACCGTCCCGTCTTCTGTGTGCTCGATCAGACCGAAACGTGGATGGTCAATAACGGCGGGGTGAAGCTCGCGGCGACTCTGCGCCGGAACCTCGGCAAGACGAATGGCACGTCCATTGAGTCGCCCAACGCATTCGTCCCGGGCGAGGAGTCGGTCGCCGAGGTCAGTGCGAATTTCTACGCCGACATTCGCGAGGGCCGAGCTCGCGACGACGGCCTGCTCTATGACCACCGCGAGGCCCCGCCCGACACCGACCTGTCCGACCGCGAATCCCTGGTCAACGGCCTGGCCGTCGCCTACGGGGAGAGCGCCGAGGTCAACGGCGGTTGGGTCGACCTCGACCGCATCGTGGCCGAGATCTGGGACCCCGCGACCGACCCCCAGGCCGCCAGGCGGTACTACCTCAACGCCATCACCCACGCCACGGACTCCTGGGTGTCCCAGCCTGAGTGGGCCGCGTGCGCCGACCCGCTCAAGGTCGTCGCCGACCAGGAGATGATCACGCTCGGCTTCGACGGCAGCCGGCACCGCAGCGACGCCGTCACCGACGCCACCGCGCTGGTCGGCTGCCGCGTCTCCGACGGCCACGTCTTCCCGATCGGAGTCTGGGAGCAGCCCGAGGGCGAGAGGAACTGGTGGGCTCCCACCCTGGAGATCGACCAGCTCGTCCGCGAGTGCTTCGACCGCTGGAACGTCGTGGCGATGTTCGCCGACCCGGCCGCCGACTGGCGGTCCTATGTGGCCGGCTGGGAGGCCTCGTTCGTCGAGCAGCTCCAGGTCAAGGTCACCAGCCCGCACCCCATCGAGTGGTGGATGGGCGGGCAGAACTTGACCAAGACCGTCCAGGCGCTGGGCCAGTTCCACTCCGCCGTCGTCCACCGCGAGCTCACCCACGACGGCTCCAGCATCCTGACCCGCCATGTCCTCAATGCGAGGCGTCGGCAGAGTCGCGTAGGTCTCCAGATCGCCAAGGACTTCCCGGAGTCCCCACGCAAGATCGACGCCGCGGTGGCTGCGACGCTGGCGTGGCAGGCCCGTCTCGACGCCATCGGCCGGGGCGTCATCGTCAGGGAGTCCACGCGTCGCAGCAACCGCATCCGCCGGTTCTAGATCCGCAGGTCGTTGAGCCCGAGCCGTCTCAGGGCGGACACGGCGTTGTAGACGGCCCGCTTGTCGCTCGGGGTGGATCCGGTGAAGTAGGGAGGGCCACTGGGGCCTCGGAAGCGCCAGTGGCTGCTCTTGGTCATGTCCACGGACCATCCGGGCTTCGCGCGTACTTGCTCGACGAGTACGCGCAGGCGTTTCGTGTCATCCCTTGCCATGAGTTGGCGGGTCTCCTCGCAGTAGTGATCGACGTCGTATATCATGCCCGCCGGGGGAGAACTGTCCCCAAGGGTTGATGCCCGAGCCGCAGGCCCCAGTGGCGATTGCCCAGGGCCCGGACACCAAGTTCAGTTACAGCCGCAACTCTTGAGTCTGGCCGTTCTTGTTCCAGCCCTCGGGCTCGGTGTCATCCGCGCCGTCCCAGGCGTAGGCAGCCAGCACCGCGGTGACATAGGTCCGCTCGTCCCGGCCCGAGTAGCACCAGAACCGCTCCGACCACGCCATCGGCCCCTCGTCCTTGCGGACGGTGTGCAGCCGCCAGTTCGCCAGCATCGGGATGACCTCGATGTAGTGCGTCGGGGTCTCCTTGACTCGGTAGCGCACCGCGCCAGGCTCCTCGATGACCTGGACCCAAGCCGACATCTTCGGCAGCTCGGGCGCGCTCACTGCGGCGTACCGGTCGAGCAGGAGAACTTGTGCCGGCCCTTCTTCGGCAGACCGCACTCGCCGCAGCGCCCCAGTAGCGCATTCCGGCGCGCCTGCCAGAACGACTCCAGCCGCTCGCGCAGAGTGCGCCGGCCCACCAGGCGCCGGTAGTCGCTGAGCCCCTCGTGGAACCACCACCGGCTCACGGCTCCGTCCTCCACACGCCCGCGAGCCGCGCCTGCCTCATGAGCTCGAAGACCTGGATGCCGTACCAGGCGTACATGAACGCCACGAACGCGTGCTCCTTGCCGCAACCCTCACACTGCATCATTGCCGACCCCCGACTCCTCGAAGGCGATGCAGCTGTCCACGTCGGACACCGGCATCACGTCGAGCTCGCCGAACGCGTCGGTGATCAGCGCGCTGAGCTCCACATCGGACATAGCGCCGAAGGCGCCCCAGTCGATCGACATCTCAGTCCCCATCCCAAGGTCGTGTGACGACCGTCATCGTGCCATAGGAGGTCGCGGTGCTCGACGACGCCGCCTCCAAGACTCCCGGCACGCCCGAGTGGTGGCTCCTCCGCCTGGGCAAGCGCCTGGCTGAGGAGGGCCCGCGCTTCGACCGGCTGGAGTCCTACTGGCGCGGTAACCCTCCGCACCCGCACGGCAACTCCAGGATGCGCGAGGCCTACAAGCGCCTCCAGCGCATGGCCAGGACCAACTTCGGCGCGCTGATCGCTGAGGCGGTCCTGGAGCGCATGAAGGTGATGGGCTTCCGCGCTGGTGTCGACGCCTCCGACGACGCCGACATGGAGGCCTGGCGCTGGTGGCAGCGCAACGGCCTGGACGCCGACTCCGGCCTCCTGCACCGCGCGGCCGTGGTGCTGTCGCGTGCCTACGTGATCGTGGGCCAGGACCCCGAGGACGAGGGCCAGCCCCTGGTCACCGTCGAGGACCCGCGCCAGGTCATCCACGAGTCGCACCCCACGAACCGTCGCCGGGTCATCGCCGCGCTCAAGACCTACTGGGACGACATCGAGAACACCCAGGTCGCGGTCCTGTTCCTGCCCGACCGCATCCACTACTTCCGCGCCGTCGGCGTGAAGCGCGAGTCGAACGCGGACCACCTCTGGAACATCCAGCGGTGGGAGGCCGACACCGTCGATGGCGAGACGTCCATCGCCAACCCCTTCGACGGCGACATCCCCGTCACCCCATTCGTCAACCGCCCCGACATGGCGGGCAATGGTCTCGGCGAATACGAAGACGTCCTCGACATCCTCGACCGAATCAACACGGTCATCCTGGACCGCCTGGTCATCTCCGCGATGCAGGCATATCGCCAGCGGTGGGCCAAGGGCGTCCGTCTCACCGACGAGAACGGCAACGACACCTCCGCATTCGATCCCGGCGCAGACTTGCTGTGGGCAGTCGAAGACGAGGCCGCCCAGTTCGGCGAGTTCTCCACCACGGATCTGACCCCGATCGTCAAGGCGATCGAGTCTGATGTCCAGTATCTCAGTGCCATTACTCGTACCCCGCCCCACTACATTCTCGCCGGCATCGTCAACGCATCCGGCGACGCCCTGTCGGTGGCGGAAACGGGCCTGACGTCGAAAGTCGTCGAGCGCGAGTTCGAATTCGGCGAGTCGTGGGAACGGGTTTATCGACTCGTCGGCCGCATCATGGGCCGCACCATTTCCACCGATGCCGAGGTGCTGTGGAAAGACCCCCAGTTCCGCAGCCTCACGGAGATGGCCTCGGCCTCGGTCCAGCTCAAGGGCGCCGACGTCCCGTGGCGGACCCGCATGCGCCTGCTCGACATGTCCCCCCAGGACATCGACCGCATGGAGGCCGAGCGCATGCAGGACGCCATGCAGATGGCCCTCATGGCTCCGCTCCTGGCTCCGGCCCAGCAGGGCCCCTACCAGCCCGGCATGCCCACCGCGACCTCTCCCGGCCCCACAGGCAACACCGAGGGTGGCCTGCGCGAGCCGGAGCGCCCGACCGAGTCCCGCCGGGCCAGCCAGGGTCGCTCGACCTCGGGCTCCGATGGCGGCACCGGTGGTACCGCCATCGGCGACAACTCGACCTGGGACGCGCTCTACGCCCGCGCCCGCGCCGCAGGTGTCCGCGGTGCCTCCCGCATGACCAAGGCCGAGCTCCTGGCCGCAGTCGGGGGTTAGTGCGGCGGGTACAGGGCGCAGTTCATCCCGAGCGAGTTCAGGCACTCGCAGCAGATGTAGCTGGTCAGCTCGTGGAAGTTCGACGGCCCCGACTGGTCGCCGATCTTGTGCGTGGCCGGCTGCCCGCACCCGCGACACTGCTCCCCGAGCACGGAGTCGGGCACGGTGTGCTTGGCCCAGGGCACGTGCTGACGGGCGTGGTACCCGTGCGGGAACAGATCGGCCTGGTCCATGACGTCGTAGGCCCGCAGCATGCCCACGTAGTAGCCGACGACGACCTTGTTCGGCATGTTGTGGATGTCGTCGTCCAGCACCTCACCACGCGTCCATCGCTCGCTCACGCCAAGACGTAGCTCGATCTGGTCCCCGCGCGTGAATGTCCATCCCATGACGGCGGAGGTTACCGTGCCGCGCTGGTGGGCCCTCGCCCTGATCTTGCTGCTCGTCGCGGCCGTGCCCGTGGTGGTGCTGGTCCTCTACTTCACGAACTGGACCCGCTAGATCAGGTAGAACACGTCGGTGAGCACCAGGTAGGCCAGCAGCGTGAGCCCCGCGATGGACGACCACCTGATGTAGAGCTCGGCCGTCCGCTCTCCGAACATCCCGGTCAACGCCTCGCCCATCACGTGCCCGCCGTCGAAGGGGATCAGCGGCATCGAGTTCGCCAGCGCGAGGATGAGCGAGAGCGTGATGGACAGCGTCATGGCCGTGTCGTAGGTGCCAGCCACCATCAGCTCCGCGGTCGCCACCACGCCGGCCGGCCGAGCCGGACCCGCGAAGATGCCGATCAGGATCGCCGCGAGCGCGACGAGGCCCGCCGGGATCATCAGCCCTTCGACAGGGCATACGTCGCCGCCAGCAATCCTCCCATCAGCATGTTCGCCACCACGCCCGCTCCGGCGAACCAGGCCCGGCACATGTAGCGGTGGCGCTCGACGATGTGGAGCGACTCGTGCGTCGGCAGTACGTAGGCGCAGACGATCCACGGCGAGATCGAGATCGAGTAGGCGCGGCGCTCATTCGGCTTGAGCACGAGCCGAGGCCAGAACGGCAGGCCGATCCCGAGCTGGCGCGCTTCACCGCCGAGGCGTTGTAGCGCGACCAGGTGCGCAACCTCGTGCACCACGAGGTTGATAACGAGCAAGACCACGGCGAACGCCGTCCAGATTACGAATTCCCATCCCATGGTCGCGGAGGGTAGCGAGTGTGACTGCCCCTACGACCATCGCCCCACCGACACTGGAGCAGGCCGCCGCACTCGCGGCGCAGCAGACCTACGCCGCCGCGCAGGACGCTCTGCGCCAGCAGCTCGCCGCCGCTCTCGCCGCGATCTGGGCCGGGATGATGACCGTCCCCAACTTCGATCCGCCCGCGGCGGCTCGGTTCGTCCAGCAGATCCTGCCGATCTCGCTCGGTGCGCAGCGGGTCATGACCCAGCTCGTGGTGGCGCAGTACAACGCGCAGGCTCGTCCGCCCACGCCCATCGTCATCGCCCCCGCGACGACCACCGGCGAGACGCTGCGCAAGCACGCCCCGGCCGACTACTACCAGCGCCCGTTCCGCGAGATCAAGTGGCGCCTGTCCCAGGGCCGCACCGTCGGCGAGGCCGTCGAGGCCGGCCGGCGTCGGGCCGAGTCCATCGCCCTGACCGACCTACAGCTCGCGCGCACTCACACCGCCCGCGCCTACGCCCAGGAGCTCAACCGCCGCCCGCCCGCGGAGCGCGGTGCCCGAGGCAAGGTCGTGGGCTACCGCCGGGTCCTGTCATCGAACCCGAACCACTGCGCCCTCTGCGTCCTCGCCAGCACCCAGGGCTACAACGTCAAGGGGCTGGTGCCGATCCACCCCAACTGCGGCTGCACCGTCGCGTTCATCCACGAGGACGACGACCGGGCGCTGGAACACGTGCTCGACCCGCAGCTGGCACAGGAAGTCCACAACATCGTCCGCCGCGACCTCGGTGAGTCCTATGTCGACGCAGGCGGTCGGCTCGGCGACGCCCACTACCGCGACATCATCATCACCCACGAGCACGGCGAGCTCGGCCCCGTCCTCGGAGTTCGCGGCCAGCGCTTCACCGGCCCCTCGGAGATAGCTCGTCTGTCCCATCAGAGGGTCAACCCGCTGCCGCCGGACGAGATCCAGAACCTCGACGAGGCCTAGACGCAGCGAAGGTCCGCCTCCCCCCAGGGAGGCGGACCTCGCCGTAAAACGCCTGCTCAGCATGGCGAACGTGCAGCCATTCACCGACCGCTGAACCTCATCATCGGCCATCTGGACCGACGGCGGCGACCCTATCGGACGTCTGAGCGCCCCTCCCTCTCGGCCTCGACGGCGCGCTCGTGGCGGTCACGCAGCTCGATCCCGCGACACATCCACGCCATCCACACCACGACGGGCAGCGCCATCAGGGCGAACATCCCCAGGTCCATGGCTCAGCCGTTCATGAAGCCGTCGTAGCTGCCGTGCCCGCACGAGGCCATGACCACGGCCAGCGCCAGCAGCAACAGACCCAGTGGCGCCCACCGGTACATCGTGATCGTCATTTCGCGCTCCCATCCCCTTGAGGCGCCTCGACTGTAGCCCCGGGAGTAGTCGTCAGCATCTCCGTGGCCGTCAGCATCTCCGTGATGCTGCCGTAGCCCATGGCCTGCGCCTGCTCGTCGAGCGACCCGATCATCGCCTGCACATCCGGGCCGCTTCGCTGCAACTGGAACGCCAGCCACGCCTGCATCTGCTCGGGCAGCCACAGCGGCGCCGGCTCTCCTTCCTGCTCCATGTACGCCGCCGGCTTCGGCACCTCGCCTGGATGCCGCTTCCTGTAGTTCGCAATCGCTGCGCGCCCGATCCCGAGCTTGCGCGCCACCCCCGCCTGACTCAGGTACGTCGGCGTTTCTGTCTTCTCTGTTGACATGGTTCACATCTAACCACCTGGGAGTTCCCGTGGCCAAGAAGGACGTCGAGAAGATGCCGGGCTCGGACCAGCCCGGCTTCGACATCAGCCGCCGCACCAACGAAGGCGACATCGAGCAGATCGACGGCAACGGCATGGGCCTGCCGGTCGACACCGCCGAGCAGCCAGCCAGCCCCCGCGAAGGCACCTCGGGCACTGACGTCGGCTACTTCGGCCCGCGTCGCCGCTGAGTCCAGTCGTGGTCGCCCCCGATCCCTACCGCCAGTCCCACATCAACCACCTGGTCGCTCTGCGACTCAACGCCTTGGAGGCTCGCATGGCCCTGTCCGATGCCGCGCTCGCTGATCTCGACGCGGCCACCAACGAGGTAGCTGCCGAGCTCGACGAGCTCAAGGGGCAGCTCACCGACGCCGACGCCGCAGTCGCCGACCGCATCACCGCGGCGGCAGCTCGACTCCGCGGTCTCGCCGCCGACCCCGAGAACCCGGTGCCCCCGGCCGAGGAGCCGGCTCCGGTCGAGCCCCCGGCCGAGCCCCCGGCCGAGCCCGTCGTCTGATCCAAGCCGGGCCCGCGGTCGAGACGCGGGCCCGGTCCCCATGGGTGTAGCTCAGTTGGAAGAGCGCCGGTCTCCAAAACCGGTTGTCGGAGGTTCGAGTCCTCCCGCCCGTGCTCCACGCCCGGCCCTGGAGGCCGGTGCTGCACGACCCCCTCACCGCGGCCCTGGAGGCCGTGTCTTAAGGCCCTGGAGGCCACACCCATGTCTCAGCCCGAAGGCTCCAACGCGCCCGCAGAAGGCGGCTCGTCCTCGGACGACGCCGCACAGCAGGCACTCGCCGCCGCAGCCCAGGAGGCCGAGGGCGGCACCGACGACAGCGATGACGACGAAGAGGACGACTCCCAGTCGTTCGACGCCGCCAAGGCACGTCGCCGGATCGAGAAGGCCAACCGCGAGGCCAAGAACCTGCGCGAGCAGCTCAAGCAGCTCAAGCCCCTGGCCGAGCAGGCGGAGAAGCGCCGCAAGGAAGACCTGAGCGAGGCCGAGCGCCTCAAGGAGGAGAAGCAGGCCCTGGAGGCCCAGCTCTCCCAGCTCAACGCCGTCAACGTCCGCCGCGACGCCGCCGAGGCCGCGGGCCTGCCCGCGAGGTTCACGAAGTTCATCACCGCCACCGATCCCGCCGAGGCACTCGCCCAGGCGAAGGAGCTGGCGAAGGAGCTCAAGTCCGACGACAAGCGCCCGCCCGCGGACTTCCGGCAGGGCGCTCGCGGCGCCAGCAACTCGGGCTCCACCAATGACCACGACGCACTGCTGCGCGCAATGGCGCGGCAGCGCTGATCCGCAGCCCAATGCCGGCTTAGCGCTACGGCTGCACAAGAGAGGAAGTAGTCGTGCCCTATAACACCGGCATTAACCGGGGCAATCCGCCCTACGGCCCGGACCCGATCGTTCCGGAGCCGCTCGCCGCAGACATCATCCAGGAACTGCCCACGACCTCCACCGTGATGCAGCTGGCCCGCAAGGTGCCGATGTCGACGCGCACCCAGCGGCTTCCCGTGCTCGACACGATGCCCGTTGCCTACTTTGTGTCCGGTGATTCCGGCCTTAAGCAGACCACGAACATGGAATGGGCGAACGTCAACCTCGTCGTCGAGGAGATCGCCGCGATCGTCCCCATTCCTGACGCCTACATCGACGACGCCAACATCCCCATCTGGTCCGAGGTCCGGCCCCGAATGGTGGAGGCGATCGCAAAGAAGATCGACGCCGCCTGCCTCTTCGGCACCAGCAAGCCCTCCACCTGGTCGCCGGCCATTGTTCCGGCCGCGATCGCCGCGGGGAACACGGTTGTCAACAACAACGCCGATGTCCCGCTCCGGGTCGCCGAGCTCGCCGAGAAGGTCACGCTCGACGGGTTCACCCAGATCAGCGGCTGGGCCGTGCGCCCCGGGTTCAAGTGGCGCCTCCTGCGCGTCCGCGCCTCCGACGGTCACCCCATCTACGAGCCGGACCTCCAGAACGGCCGCGGTGGCAGCCTCTTCGGCTACCCGATGTCCGAGGTCATCAACGGCGCCTGGGACCCGACGGCGGCCGATCTGATCCTCGGCGACTGGTCGAAGGCGATTATCGGGACACGTCAGGACATCTCGTTCAAGATGTTCGACCAGGGCGTTATCTCCGACGACAGCGGCGCCGTTGTCTGGAACGCCATGCAGCAGGATGGGCAGGCCATGCGGGTCGTTGTTCGTCTCGCGTGGGCCACCGCCAACCCGGTTACTGCGCTGAACTCCAACGGCGCCACTCGGTTCCCGTTCGGTGTCCTCACCACGGGCTCTTCGAGCTCCTGATCCATGTTGCCGGCGTTGCATGTGAGGGCGGCGCCGGCAACAACTCACACCCTCACACGAGCGTTGCTGTGTCGTGGAGCTGGCCACAAAGCGTGCGGACCGTAAATCCGTATCCCCTGCGGGGGTCGAGGGTTCGAATCCCTCCGGCAACTGCTCGACCCCCTCACAACAGAACGAGGCCGGCATGCGAGTCCTGGCGATGGCGCATGCCTATCCGCCGCACCACAACGCTGGCGCCGAGATGACGATGCACTCGATGCTGCGCCACCTCGTCACCCGCGGCCACGACGTGCACGTGCAGTTGTCCCGAGACCAGCTCGGCACCTTCGCCGACTACGACCTCGACGGCGTCCACGTGCACCGCTACGTCGGTGTCGGCGACCCGATGCGGTACTTCACCACCGACCGAGTCGACGTCGTCATCGCCCACCTGGAGAACACACTCCGAGCTGCGGCGCTCTGCGAAATCCACCGCGTCCCCCTGGCGCACCTCCTGCACAACACCCACGACTTCACCAAGGGCGCTCTGCGGCGTGGACCCACCCAGCTCGCGGTGTTCAACTCGCGCTGGATGTACGAGGACTTCGAGGGGTACTGGCACCACGCCAATGGCCGCACCCCGATGCCGCCCTCGGTCGTCGTGCACCCCCCGGTGACCCCCGAGGACTACCGCACCGCGCACGGCAAGAAGATCACCTTGATCAACCTCAACGAGGACAAGGGCGGCGAGCTGTTCTGGCGTCTCGCCGAGGCCATGCCGGACAAGGACTTCTTCGGCGTCATCGGCGCCTACGGCGAGCAGATCATCCCGGACGAGGCCGACGCCCCGCTCAACGCCGAGGTCGTCAAGCACGTCGCGCCCGAGCACATGTCCCACGTCTACAGCCAGACCAAGATCCTCCTGATGCCCTCGATCTACGAGAGCTACGGCAGGACGGCGATCGAGGCGGCCTACTGCGGCATCCCGACCATCGCCCACCCGACGCCAGGCCTGCGGGAGGCCCTCGGCTCGGCCGGCACCTTCGTTGACCGCGACGACCTGGACGGCTGGGTCGCAGCGATCCGATACCTCAGCTCGCCCCGCGGATTCTCCGCGGCCTCGAAGAGAGCCAAGGCCCACGCCGAGGCCCTCAACCCCACCGCCGACCTCGACCGTTTCGCCGACGCGATGGAGGGAGTGGTCCGCCGTGGCTTCGCTACCATCGCTCGCTGATCTGTCCGACGTCGAGGACCGCCTGGGCCGCGACCTCGACGCCGAGGAGTCCCGCAGGGCAGCGGCCCTGCTCTCGGACGCGTCCACAGTGGTCCGCAACTACACCCGCCGCGACTTCACGCTCGGCACCACGACGGCGCGCTACCGCCCCCGAGGCCGCAAGGTCAATCTGCCGCAGCGCCCGGTCGTAGCGGTCACCTCGGTCTCCTCGGTGCTCTCGTTCAACACCACCGAGACGATCACCCCGCTGGCGTTCTGGTCCTGGCCCGGCGGCAGCGAGATCCTGCTGGGTGACTCCTCGCTGGTGATCAACGGCCCCACCTTCGACTGGAACGACTCCGACGTCTGGGTCGAGGTGAGCTACTCCCACGGCTTCGCCGCGGTGCCGGACGACGTCCTGGCCGTCGTCGCCAACATGGTCGTGCGCGGACTCACCGCCCCCAAGGGCGGCATGATCGACACCGAGCAGATCGGCCCCTACAACGTCCGGTACGCCGGCTTCGCAGTCCAGGGCCCCCTCGGCCTCGGCGAGGCCGAGCGCCAGACCCTCAACCGCTACCGCTCGGTGACGACCCACACCGTCGAGCTGCGCGGATGAACATCCTCGCCCGCGTCCATCTCTACCCGCCCAACCACTGCGCGGGCGCCGAGATGATGCTGCACGAGCTGCTCAAGGCGCTCGTGGCCCGCGGACACCGCGTGCAGGTCCACCTCTCGCGCTTCTGCCCCGCACGCGCTCCCTACGTGCGGGACGGCGTCGAGATCTTCCCCCGCGCCACCGCCGACTGGCAGGCCGAGGCCTCCAAGGCCGACGTGCTGATGACTCACCTGGACAACACCTCCACGGTCATCTCCGCGGCCCTGCTCTACGACAAGCCGTTGGTCCAGGTGCTGCACAACACCCACGCCCCGACCCGGATGTGGGCCAGCTGCAAGAACGACCTGTTGATCTACAACAGCGACTGGATGGCCACCGAGCTCGGCCGCCACGACAACGGCATCGTCGTTCGCCCGCCCGTCTGGGTCGCCGACTACGAGGTCGAGCACCCCGGCTTCGGCTGGGCCGCGACCCTGGTCAACCTCAACGAGGCCAAGGGTGGGCTGATCTTCGCGCAGCTGGCCGCGCTCATGGGTGACACGGAGTTCATCGGCGTCATCGGCGCCTACGGCGAGCAGCTGCTGCCCCACCTGCCCAACGTCGAGATCCGTCCCCACGGCTCGGACATGCGCGCGGTCTACCAAGACACCCGCGTCCTGCTCATGCCGAGCAGCTACGAGTCCTACGGCCGGGTCGCAGTCGAGGCGATGTGCTCGGGCATCCCCGTGATCGCCACCGACACCCCCGGCCTGCGCGAGGCCCTCGGCGACGCCGGGATCTTCATGCGCCCCGGCGCCAACGCCCTCGAATGGGAGCACATGGTCGCAGCGGTGCTCGATGCGCCCGACTACGACGAGCTCGCCGCCCGTGGCCGCGCCCGCGCCGCCGACCTCTGCCTGCTCAGCCAGGCCGAAGTCTCCACCTTCGTCTACCGCGTAGAGGCCCTCACATGACCAACACGTTCGATGCACACCATCTGCCGGCACAGCCGTACGAGCTCTACCGCAAGCTGCTCCCCACGCGGATGTGGCGGATCGACGGCCCGTTCACGTGCCTCACGATCGACGGCAATTGGGCTACCTGCAAGGACGGCTGGCTCGCGCTCGACGCGCAAGGCCATCCGTACCCGATCGCGTCCACCGAACAAGCCTGCAATTACGAGTCGGTTGACGAGCCGCTGGCGACGCAGTGAAGCGTTTCGTCGGCTACCGGCCGAATCCGCCCGCCGAGTACCTGGAGAAGGGCACAGCGGCCCCGCCGGACGAGCCCCAGTACGAGGGCGTGGTCTTCACCGACGGCACCCTCGCACTGCGCTGGCGCACCGAGTTCAAGTCCACTTCACTGTGGACGTCCTACGAGGACTTCTTCCACGTCCACGGCCACCCGGAGTACGGCACCGTCATCAAGTGGCTGGATTAGCGGCGGGTCATTCCCCCGGCTGCGATGCAGCCTCTGTCGCTTCCGAAGCGGGACGCGGCGGCTTCACGAAGACGGTCCCGGAGTCAGTCGGCTTCGACTCGGGGTCGTCCGGGTCACTGCCTTGCAGCTCGAACCACACGTTCTTGCTCATGCCGTGACCTCCGTTAGGCGCAGAAATCTCGGGGTCACCGTAGCACCCGGCGAGCTGAGAGAGAGGGCGATGTGCGCTCCTTCGAGCACGGCGAGACCATCGCCCTGCACCGGCGTGTGGCCTCGGGCTACGACGAGTACGGCAACGTCACCTACACCACGACCACGCAGACGATCTCGGGCGTGGCCATCTGGCCGGAGTCGGCCACTGAGGTGATCCAGAACGTCGACCGCACCAACACCGTCTACGTGGTGGCGCTGCCGGTCGGGCACCGGGTCGACGCCATCGACTTCATCACCTGGCGCGAGCTCGACTACGAGGTCCAGGGCGAGGCCGAGCGCCTCCAGAACCCCATGACCGCCACCGCGCTCCAGACCCTGCGCATGTCCCGGATGGAGGGGTAGTGGCCAGCTGGTACGAGCACAACTACGCCGCCTTCGGCCAGGAGGTGCTGCGCGCCTCGTGGATGACCTCGGCCATGCGCGCTCGCGCCACCGCGATCATGTCCACCGCGCAGTCCATCGCCCCGGTCGACACCGGCGAGTACGTCGCCAGCTTCGAGATCTCCGATGGCCTCACGCCCTACGGCGGCGAGGGCATCCGGGTCTATGCCCGCGTCACCAACACCGCCGGCCACGCCGCCGCCGTCGAGTACGGCTACGGCCGAGTGCCTCGGCACCGCGTGCTCGGGAAGTCGATGTACGCAGCCGGCGGCGACGCCAAGGGCACCCTGTGAACATCGACCAGACCAGCCCCGCCGTCGTGGTCCTACGACGCGGCGACAAGGTGCTACTGGCGCTGCACTACGAGCCCACGCCGGACGAGGCCCAGGAGCAGCTCAGCTCCCTGACCAAGGTGTTCCCCGGCGTCGAGTTCGTCATGGTCGCCAACTGCGCCGGCCTGCTCGTCCAACCCGGCGACCGGCGCCCCGAGGACATCTCGACTAGTCGCCGGTCATCTTGTTCGGCGTGAGCCCGTGCTCGCGCAGCACCTGGTAGCCGATCACCTTCTGCTCGTCGTAGGTCATGCCGTGCTCGAACTTGCGCGACGGGCGCGTGAGGTCGCACTCGATCTCCTCGGTCCCGCGCCACAGCGTCCAGTGCCCGGAGCTGTTCACCGACACCGAGTGCTTGTGGTCGTTGGCGTACCACTGCGTGGACGACGGCGTGTACTTCGTCATCTCGATCTCCCATCCCTCGTGGACCACAGAACGTAGGCGGCCCGCCGGTCACGGCGCCAATTCCGCGCTGATAAGCCCCCTTCTCAGTACCGCCCTGGAGGCGCCGATGCCGGCGAGCTATGCCTTCCCCTCCATCGAGAAGATCCTGGTCAAGTGGATCAAGGCCCAGACCGGGGTCCACACTCTGACCGAGACGCCCGCGAACTTCCAGTCCGCGACCGGCCCCACCTCCGGGTTGCCGCTGATCGCCGTCGATCGGATCAGCGGGGCGGACTTGCCGACCTCGCCGATGCTCGACCGCCCCATCGTCGACATCGACTGCTACGCCACCACCCGCGACGGCGCGCAGACCCTCGCCGAGCAGGTGCGACACCTCCTGCGCTCGACACTGCCGGGCTCCCGGATCGACGGGGTGGTGTTCGGCCGCACCCGGACCGTCGTGGGTCCACGACTGTTGCCCCACGCCAACCCAGCCGTCCGCCGCTACAGCGGTAACTACGAGCTGCTGTTGCACGTCCAGCCCTGATCCAGGGCGCCCCTCCAAGACCCCCGCCGTTCTCGGCGGGGGTCTTTCTTGTTGAAAGGACACCCTGCTCATGGCAGTCATCACCCGCAATGTCGACCTCAGCGTCGTCGGTGCCAATGGCGGCGGCTGGGTCACCGACCTCAACGCGGCGACCCCGACGGCTCCGACCACCCACAACGCCGAGCCGGCCGCGGGCTTCCTTCCGCTCGGTGCGGTCTCGGAGGAGGGCCTGGGCTACGGCTTCGACGAGGACTCGCAGTCGTTCGTGGCCTGGGGCCAGCTGACCCCGTACCGCACCCAGATCACCCGGTCGCTGCGGACCTTCACCGTCCAGCTCTGGGAGACCAACCGGGCCATCTGCAAGTCGGTCATGTACCGGGTCCCGGTCGCCGACGTCACCCCCAACGTCACCGGAGATTTCACCTTCGAGGAGACCGCCTCCCCGGCGCCCGACCGCCGGGCGTGGATCTTCGACGTGGTCGACGGGCTCACCCTGGAGCGCTTCTACGTGCCGGTCGGCGAGGTCACCGACCGCGACGACGTGGCGTTCCGGCCGGACGAGATGGCGGCGTACTCGCTCACCGTCACCGCCTACGCCGACTCCAGCGGCGTGACCGTCTACCACCTCGGCCACGTCAACCTCGCCGGCAGCTGATCTCGCCATGCTCGGCGACTCCCTGCTCCCTCACCCTCACAACCCCGAAGGACCGGCCACAGTGACCACCACGGATCTCCGTCCCCGCCGCTACGACGACGAGGACGACTACGACCGTCGCCCCGATCGGGAGCCGGTTCAGGGGCGCCTCGACGACGAGGACGCCACGCCCCCAGCGGACGAGGTCGACACCAAGGCCTCTGCTCCCGAGCGGGAGGTCACGGGCGAGCTCGTGCAGGGCGAGCTCGCCGGCCGGTCCATCTACGTCCCCCCGGTCAAGCAGTGGCGTGCCTCGGCACTGCACGCGCTGCGCGAAGGCGACTTCGAGACCTGGGCCAAGATCACCCTCGACGACGACGACTGGAACATCTGGGCCGAGGTCGACCCGACGTTCGAGCAGATCGACGACTTCTTCGCCACGATCAACACCGGCATCGGCACGAGCCCGGGAAACTCACGGGCCTCGCGGCGCTCGTCGAGGAGTACTCGGCGGCGCTAGAGGCTGATCTGCACCGGTACTTCGGCCTGGACCTCACCGACTTGTGGCGGCCGGATGGCCGACTGACCTGGCGCAAGCTGAGTGTCCTCGTGCCGCAGCTCCCGGCCGAGTCGGCCACCGCGACCGCTCTGCGCCTCTACGCGGCAGAGGGCGACGCTGAGGGCCAACAGCAGGCGCCTGCGGACCCCGAGACCGAGCAGTGGTCGCGCATGGAGCAGATCCTCGCCGCGGTCCGCGACGAGCTCCACATCTTGCGCTGGCTCTACAGCTCGATCCACTCCCAGCGTGGCAAGGGTCCGAAGTGGAAGCCCGAGCCGCTGCCTCGCCCCGGCGTCGCGCCCAAGAAGAACAGGCTCGTGCTCGCGCCGGAGCAGACCTCGGTTCTCGCGCAGCACCTCGCCCGCACTCAGGGCGATGAGGTCACCTACAACTGAACAGGAGCCCGGCGATGTCGATGCCCGTCGGTGCGGTCCATGTCGATGTCGTCCCCAGCACCCGCGACTTCGTGCGGGACATGCGGACGAAGCTGCTGGCCGAGGCCGACAGCATCGGCAAGGAGATGGGCGAGCGCATCGGCCGCGACTTGGTCGATCAGATCGCCAAGCCGGTCTCCGACGGCATCGAGAAGGGCGTCGAGCGCGCTCGTCCCGAGAAGGGCGCGGCCAAGACCGGCAAGCAGGCCGGTAGCGCGTTCTCCCGCGCCTTCGAGCGCGAGGTCCGCGGCGCCCTCAGCTCGCTGCCCGACATCAACCTCGACGTCGAGACCGATGAGGCCCGGCGCCGCATCGGCGAGCTGCGGGCCGAGCTCAAGGACTTCTTCGACGACGACGGCAACCTCAAGCTCGACATCGCCAACGAAGACGGCCTGGCGCACATCCGCGAGATCCGCGAAGAGCTGCGGACCCTGCGCGATGAGAACGTTCAGCTCGAAGTCGAGTTCGACATCGACCGCGCCATCGAGAACCTCGGCAGGCTGGAGCGCCAGGCCCGCGACCACGGTCAGC